CGAAGTGATAAACATTCCTCAGCTAGACGTTGGGGTTCTGATGACTCTGGTCACTTCGTTATTGGGGTTGGGAACTCTCCGCACTTTTGAGAAATCAAAGGGTTTAACCAAGTAAAAAGGGGGCAGTATGAAACAAAGAATAGAAAAATGGTGGGACTCATTTTTAAGTTTAAAATGGTGGGTTCAAGCTATTATCATTGCAGTTGTTGCAATCGGTATTCATAATTACATTTTACATTAGGAGGTAACTATGCCTAAAGGTATTGGTACATATGGAAGTAATGTAGGCAGACCGCCTATGAAGAATAAAAAAAAGAAGAAGAAAAAGAAAAAGAAAAAATAGACAATGAGCGGCTATACAACATCTACTACTATTAAAGAATTAATAGGAACAAGAAGAAGAAAGCCGCTCAAAGCTAATGTCAGAAAAAAAAGAAAAAAAAGAACTAAAAATAAAACTAAACGATAAAGAACATTTCCTTCATAAGATAGAATGGGTTGATATTGTTGGTGATAGTACCATTGTCAGCTTAGATGAATTTAAAAGAATGAGAACAGCAACGATTATCACAATCGCTTATGTTTTAAAAAAAGATAAAGAAAACCTCTACACCTTTGCAAGTTACTCAAAAGATGGATTTTACGGAGATCGTAATATTATCCCTTTAGGCGTAGTCAAATCTATACATAAGATTACTGTTTAATTCTAGCATCTGGGAACAGATCAAAAATACCCTCTAAAACGCTTAAATTTGCGTCTACAGAGCCTTTTATGACATAATGTGGAGTATTTAGTATGTTTGATATATTTTGCCATATCTTCTGACTTTCAGACAATCTACCTTTATCGGTTTTTATCTCTAAATAAACCATCTTACCATCTGGAAATTCAAGCACTAAATCTGGAACTCCAGCCTTTAAACCCATACGAACTAGCTTATGAAGATACCAAACCTTGCGTTTACCCTCATTAGGTACTGAAAAATAGCGAAATAAATAGGTTTTTTTCTTTTCATCTAGATAATCGCAGATTTCTTCTTGTATATCAGATTCTTTCACACACTAGATATAGCATAAAAGGGCTGGAAAATATTTAGTTTTGGAGAAAAAATATGAAAATCAATAAGATTTAAAAAACCAGCCCTTAGGGATTTATACATAATTAAAAAAAAAATACAAAATGTTAATAAATGTATTGATTATGTAAAATAAACATATAAGAATATACATATTAATTATGGAGAAAAAAATGACACTTACTAAAATTAACAAAGAACTAAAAGAAATGGGTTATGAATTAAAAGTAGGAATTAAAAATTTTTATTTTTCACCTTTAGGTAATAATCCTAAAATTTTTGAACCTATTGTTTTGATTCGTAAATTAAATGATTTAACTTTACATCAATGGAAATCAGAACTTCAGTTTCAAATTATTTATGGAACAAAGGTGGCTCAATAATGAGCCGCCATAACTTAGGAGAAAAAAATATGACTTTAATTCAAGAAACAAAACCTTTACCATCTGGAGATAGTGTTATCACAATAGGTAAAACAGATTATCTTTTTAAAGAATGGGAAGATTCTAATGAAATTAAATGTGAAGTAATTAAATTAAAAGAAGTTGATAAAGGTGTTTTAGAAAAAATTTGCCATGTTGGTTGGTTTAAAAATAAATCATCAGCAATTAGTCATTTCATAGATTTAGAATGTGATGAGGTTGATAATGCCTAGTTGGTTATTTGTTTTAATATTAGTTACTAATGCGATACTATTTTTAGTGCCGCATTGGTTATAGGAGAAAAAATATGTATAAACTAATTGATTGTGGGACGTACCCATTCTTTATAAAAAAATCTAATAAGTATTATCATTGTGTTGCTCAGTTTGATGGGGAACACAAACAATATAAAATACAAAACAGCTATGCTAAAAATCTTAATGAGAGAATTAAGTATAGTTATTTAAAAGATCATCTAGCTAACTTTGATAAAGCTAATGACCAATGGAGTACAACTTTTAGAAAGTTATCTAAGCATTGGAAAAACCTAAATAAAACTTCTTACATGAAAGAGGTTTTACAACAACTAAAAAAACAGGAGAAAAAATAATGTCAATTAAATTTACTGATTATGTTTTGGAATTAACTGAAGGTCTAATTGGAAGCCCTAATAATGTTGTTTATGGCAAAAAAGAACCAATTAAAAAACAAATAAAAAAAGTTTATAAAAAGCAGCCAACACTTTCTAAGAAGGTTGTTGCATATAAACCTAAACTGAGTTTTGAAAATGAACACAATAAAATTTAAAAAAAAAGAAATAGAAGTTCTTTGGAAGTTTTTAAATGGAAACGATAATCCTATTATTAATGAAATTGATGATACTTGTTTTGTTTTTGATGAAGAATTAGTTGCTTATATACCTTCTTTAAAAGAAAAAATAAAAAAAGCATTAGAATCAAGTCAATCAATATTTAGGAGAACAGAATGAGAAATCTTAAAATAATTCCTTACGGAGATGTTATTGGTTATGACGCTAGAACAAAAAGACCAGTACGAGCCTTTAGAAAACATGAAAAGCCTTTTAATTGGTATAAGGCTTTTTTCTGGGCTGTGATGATCTTAATGTTTATGTGTTTAGCTGGTTGCTCTTATATGCCTGTCTATGACCCTAAAGGTTCACAGGCTAAAAACTTTTATGGAGATTTGCAAGAATGTCGGTTTACTGCACAAAGCCAAATGAGTGGCTTTCAGTATGGTTATCACGAGGAAAAAGTGATAAAAGAATGTATGACGAATAGAGATTATTCTATTCTGAAATAGGAGAAAAAATATGAACGCAAGGGAAAACCCTAAGACATTGAAAGAAGCATTAACAATGTTTCAAGAGATGAATGTTACTGCAATCAAGAATAAAAAAAATGATTATTTTAAAAGCACCTACTCAGATTTAACAAGTGTTATTTCTGCGGCAAATCATGGTGCTGAATTTGGATTGTCATTTACTCAATTACTAGAATATAAAAATATTATTCTTGAAAGAATTAAAACAGAAAATGGTGCTGAAGTTAAATATCAAGAATTACATAGAGATATTTTTGTTAAGACAATAGTATCTCATATTCAAGATAAAGAAACTTTAGAATGTACTGTTCCAGTTTTAATTAATGATAAAGATAAAAACAACTGTCACGCTCTTGGATCGGCTATAACTTACGCAAAACGCTATGGATTACAATCTTTGTATGGATTAGCTAGTGATGATGATGGCAATTCTGCTGTGGGATTAGTTGCAAGAAATTCGGATAAGCCGAAGATGGTTCAAACAGAACCTACTAAATCAATAATAAAAGAAGAAAGTGCATTAGATATATGAAAACTTATATAAAAATGTTTAAGAATGATAACAAGGTTGAAGGAGATTCAAAACCTTTATATCAAAACAACAAAGTACAAATAAAAGAAAAGATGGTTTTAGACCCAGCAAGACTTTATTCAGCCGCAATCTGGAAGAATGAAGATGGTACTTTAAATCTAAAACTAGAACTCAAAGATGAAGAGTTCAATCAATCACCAGACATTTAGTGAAGAAGTACCTACGAATGTTTATGAAATACTATGGCTATACTGAAGCTGATAGTTATGCTGAACTGTGTTGGTACTGTGCTAAAAATGTGTGGGTTGAAGTACACCATATAATCAGTAGAGGAATGGGTGGAGATAAAAAAGGTCATAAAGATAAAATATCAAATCTCATTCCTTTATGCAGAAGTTGTCACGAGGACAGCGAAGTAATTAATAAACAAAAAGATAAACTAAAAGAAATAGTAAGAAGGAGAATGAAAAATGCCAAAACCAGTTAGAGGTTATGAGCCGCAACGATTCATACTTGAATTAGATAAGGTGTCATATGCCAAAACAAAACAAAAAGTTGAAAAGGAAGTCGGTATTACTGGACTTAATTCAGCTAAGATTTTAAATTATATAATGAATAAATATTTAGGAGAAAAAAATGATAACAAAGAAGATAACAACACTATTCGGTAATTTAGCACCAGTACATGAACGCTATGTAAACAAAGCTAGTGTTCAGAAAAAAGATTTACGATTAATTTATGAAGATGAAAACATGATTGTTTCTTACAAGCAATTAGACAATCCAATTAAAACAACAATAGTCACAGACAAGTTTACTGGAGAGCCAAAAAAACTTTATTATTATAATTGGAAACCATTAGATAAAAGACAAGGAGTATTATTAGTATGATTAACTCAGATATATTTACAAAGTTTAATTTAGAAAAAGATATGCTTCCATTTTCTGCAAGTAAGATCAAGACTTGGAAGAATAACCCAGCACAATTTGTATTAAGATACATTTATGGCTATCCTACAACCTCAAATCACGCAATGGAACGAGGTACAGCAGTTGAATTTGGTTTAAAACATTTGTTTACTGATAACGCTACTGTTGAAGAATGTTTTGAAAAAGCCATTACTTATTACAAATCAGCTACAGCTTTATTAGATAAAGAAGATGATAAGCAATATGATATGATTGCACCTATGGTTGAACAATGCTTTGAAAAACTATTACCACTCAAAGATAATTTTTTATCTTTTCAAGGTCGTATTGATACAAACATTTTAGACATACCTTTTTATGGGTTTACTGATTTTGTTTTTGAGTCTGAAAGCAAAATATTAATTATTGATCTTAAAACAAAAGCCAAGTTTATGCCTACACATGATGATATGCTTCAAATGGCTATTTATGGCAAAGCAATGAAAGAAAAATTTGACAAACCTGTTGAAATAAAACTTTTAATTTCTACTGGTAAAGAACAAACTAAAAAAAGTCCTAGAGTTTGTGAATTTGTTGATTTTGTACCTAACGCTAAGTATTTAAAAGAGATAGAAATGCACCTAATGAGTTGTGCTAATATCTTTAATGCGTGTAATGAACCAGATGATATGAAGCATTTAATAGTGCCTAAATTAGATGATTGGACTTGGAATAGTGCTGAACTATTGGAGCAAAGACATGATATTTGGGGAATCTGATTGTTGTGTTTATTGCAAAAGGCAATACTTACTAACTAATATGATCGGACTTAATTCTGTTATTGCTTATCAAGTTGATGGAGTTAAAGCTGGTTCATATGATAAACATAATATGTTCAAATACGCTTGTATACGCTGTTTTAATCATATTGTTTTAGAAATTAGTAAAGATAAAATAGATGGTTATAAAGAAGGACTTAAATTAAAAAAAATTGGAGAAAAATATGACGAAAATATGGAAGATGGGAATAAGCACCGATAATTTTATCGCTGACACAGTAAACCTTACAAACGAAGAAATAGGTATTTACTTTAGATTATTATGCTACGCATGGAAGAATGAAGCATATTTACCTAAAGATATATCAAGAATAAAACGCATAGTTCAAAACGCCAACGAGGAAGATATAAACTACATACTTAAAACGTACTTTAAAGAAGATGAAAACGGATACTTCTCAAAAGCCCAAAAGGAAGAATTTGAATGGGTAATAGAGAAATCTGGTAAAGCTAAAGAAGCCGCAGAAAAGAGATGGTCTAATGCGAACGCACCACAAACGCATATGCGAACGCAAAGCAGTTATAGTCATAGTCATAGTAATAATAAAATAATTAATGATGCTTTTGAGGATATATGGTCTAAGCTAAAAACAAAGCGTGGAACAAAATCCGAAGGTCTTAAAGCATACAAAAAAATACATGGTAAAGTAGAACCAAGCCTTCTCATAGAGAAATACAATGCCAAGTCAGATTCTATAGATGAAAAGAAGTTTTTAGCCCATTTCAGTAGGTGGTTAAACTCAGAGGGCTGGACAGAAGAACTATTAACTGAGAAAAAAGAGGAGTTTAAAATAGATAATCGTAACCCCTATGCTAACTTACCACTATGGAAAAAGGGTATAAGAACAATGAATGATACAGATCAAGACATTAGAAAAGCCTATAAAGATGGTTTGTTAGAAAAAAATCATATAGAAAAATTAAATATTAGCGTATAAATAATGAATGGAAGAAGATTTAAAGAAACTATTCATCACAATACCAGATGTTTATGGTGGCTATTCTGCTGTTATTCAAGTATCTGGTTTTGAAACAGAAGAGGAAGCTAACGATTATCTTTTAAAACATCATCAAGTAAAAGACATGGAAGTTTTAAAACAAGATATTACAATTCACTAATGAAAATAGAAAATATAGAAACAAATAAAATATTACCTTACATAAATAACCCAAGAAAAAATTTAAACGCAGATAAGGTAGCTAGTTCAATAAAAGAGTTTGGTTTTCAACAGCCAATAGTTGTTGATAAGGAAATGATTATTATTGTTGGACATACACGCCATCAAGCCGCAAAACTTTTAGGTTTAAAAACAGTACCTGTATTAATTGCAGACTTACCTCCTCTCAAAGCAAAAGCATATAGAATAGCTGACAATAGACTTAACGAGGACTCAGAATGGGATATGGGTTTATTAAACATAGAGTTTACTGATTTGTTAGATAATAATTTTGAGATGGAAAATTTAGGGTTTGACGATAAAGAACTTGAAAGACTTATTGTAGGAGATGAAAAAGGTTTAACAGATGATGATGATGTTCCAGAACTACCTAAAGAACCAAATGCTAAACTAGGAGATATATATAAACTAGGCGAACATAGGTTAATGTGTGGTGATAGCACAAAAATTGATGATATTGATAAATTAATGAATGGAAATAAACCAGATTTAATACACACTGACCCTCCATATGGAATGAACGCAGTTTCAAAATCTGGAGTATTATCAAAAAAATACAAAAATGATATTTTAGGAGATGATAATAATCAAATAGCTAAAGATGCTTTTAATTTAATTTATGGTTTATATCCAGAATCTAAACAAATTTGGTGGGGTGCAAATTATTATTCTTCTTGTTTACCAGATAGTGAATGTTGGATTGTATGGGATAAAAACAATGGAGAAAGTGATCAAACAGATTGTGAATTAGCATGGGCAAATTTTAGAAGTGTTGTAAGGCAATTTACCCAAAGTTCAGAAAAAACAAACAGAGTACACCCAACACAGAAACCTGTTTCATTAATGGAGTGGATAATAAAAAGATTTAAAATTAATTTAAAAAACATTGCTGATTTTTTTGGTGGTTCTGGAAGTACTTTGATTGCCGCTGAAAAAAATAATATCAAAGCATTTATAATGGAATTTGACCCTAAATATATAGATGTAATAATTAAAAGATGGGAAGATTATACAGGAAAGAAAGCAGAGTTAATAAATGGCTAGACCAAAAAAATACGATATAGACCCAGAACAGATTAGAAAATTAGCTAATTATGGTTGCACTAATAAAGAAATAGCAGACTTTTATGGGTGTGATGAAAGCCTTATTAGGCATAGTTATTCCGAATATCTGACAAAAGGTAAGGCAGAGATGAAATTAAGGCTTAGACAGTTACAATGGAAGAGTGCTGAAAAGGGTAATGTGGTTATGCAGATATGGTTAGGTAAACAAATGTTAAATCAAACAGAATATCCAATAACAGAAGATACAGAGCCTTTAAAATGGTCGGCTGATTAAGTGCCGCTAACTAAACCACAAAAAGAAGTCATACTATGTGATAAGCGTTTCCGCGTAATGATAGCTGGAAGAAGATTTGGCAAGTCCTACCTGTGCGTCCAAGAGATAGCAAAATTTTCAAGGTTTCCAAATCAAAGAGTATGGTATGTATCACCCAGCTATAGGCAATCTAAAACAATATTTTGGGATATGTTAAAACAACAAATGATAAAACATAGATGGGTGCAAAAGATTAATGAATCTGATCTAAGTATAGTTTTAAGAAACAATTCAGTGATAACTCTCAAAGGAGCAGATAATGAACAATCATTGCGTGGCGTGGGACTAAATCTAGTCATTATGGACGAATTTCAAGACATTAAACCTAGTGCATGGTATGAAGTAATTAGACCTACATTATCAGATACATTAGGACACGCTTTATTTACTGGAACACCAAAAGGATTTAACTTTGCTTATGATTTGTATTCTAAACAAGACCCA